CGGAGCTAAGAATACAACCTTCCTCAACAGTAATGTAGAAGTCATAGGAGATTTCGCAGTCGATGGTGCTCTAGATTTAGGTAATCAGGTCGCTATTGGTCTGGGAGGTGCTTCAGCTAATACATCCCTCCATGTAAACGGTGGTGTCATCACAAACTCTGATCAGGTTGCTACAAAGAGGTATTCGAATACATTTTCACTCAATTCCGGTGTTGGTCAGGACATTCAACTCACTTTCAGACCGGGAACATTCTACGCTAGGGTTGTGGCTGTTTTGAGAGAAACATCGGATGTGCGCAATACAAGCACAATGATTCTCGAACTTTCGGGGGGTACCCATGATGGAACCACGGCATCAATGCACGACATTGCCATAGGTACAAAAAATTTATTTGGAGCTACAAACTCTTATCCCTGGAGTCCAACGGTGACTGCAGGTAAGCGAAGTATAGATATTCGACCGGCTTTTCCAGACGCATCAGAACGAAACTATAATTACGACATTTCAGTTGAAGTCACGTCTGCGTGTGATGGTGGACTCACTAGAATTTCACATGATATATTCGATTTTCCGGGTCATCTAGATAACGGAACAGCAGGTCAGGACACCGTGGCCCTATTCGCTTATTAAATTTACTACGAGGGAGTACCCCGCGGTAGATTCAACATTTACGCCCTGATGGAATCAGAGACGGCAAGCATCACCACGCCGATAATAAAAGCCATGATGACGTAATTCAATTCAGTTTCTTCGCGCCCGACCTGAGGCTTTACAGGTTCAGACTTTGGCTCCGCGGCGACAACTTCCTGCTGTCGAACGGGAGGTTCTAAATCCTCCAGCGGACAATACGCTATCATTTATATAATATTAGAGATTAATTTCAGTCTTCTTTTTTCGTCGAGTCCTCTTGGGTTTTGAGGCGCCCACATTGACTTCCTTCACCTCCCCACCTGTGGAGTCACCCGAAATGGAGATGATGTCAGAGAGGTCATCGTCCTCGTCGTCTGGAGGAGGACCCGCTGAGGTGTTTTGACCGAGGGAAGTATTCATAGGGGGTGGAGGAGGCATCATAATTCCACCCATTAAACTGGAGATGTCTACCCCAGGTCCTTGCATTTCATACTGACCATTAGTACCACCCACAGGGGCGTCGGCCGCAGATCCTCCAGGAGCGCGTGTGGTATTCTGAACCGCCGCCATCATATTCTTCACGAGGTCGGGGTTCTGCTTGATGACATCGTTCATGTTGGGCATGACCGACTTGAACATGGAGTTGGTAAGGTGGAACATCATAGCAGAACCACCAAGCATCATGATAAGCTTGACCTCGGGTGCCACGCTGACCTTCGAGCGATACTTCACATACAGCTCTTCAAATACGCCGTCATAATCATCCACATTCTCCATAACCGACTCTGACCAACCATCGAGCTGAATCTCAAAGGGATTGTACCTCTTGTTCAAAAATTCAAGACCAGTTACACAGGCAATAAGCATACGCCTCGAAAAGCGAATGGACTGTTCTACGTCTATGCTGTAGGTAATACGCTTCACCTCTGACCTGAGCTCTTCGATATTCGAATAGGCGTTAAGTCGCTTATTGACAGCGAAACCCTTCTTCTCAAGGCGAGTCAACTTATTAAGGAGATCAGATTTCTCTTCGTCTATGGAGGTGTACCCCTTGGATGGCTGTTCCGCCTGTTCACTTGGACCGGGACCCTGATCCATGGGTTCATCGTCGTAAAGGTCCTCACCATAGTCGATTTCCTCATCCTCACGAGGTTGTGCTGGGGCAGACTGCTTATTGGGGTTCACGAAAGCGTCCATAGCCTCTTGGTGAGGCATAGAGGATCCAGGTCGCTGCATGGGTCTCTGGGGTCTAGGCACGGGTTTAGGACGTGGAACAGAAATCTCAATCTCATCCATGAGCGCCTGTTCATCAGCATCCAATTTCATAACGGTCGTGTGACCTCTGTCGAGTACGATTTCTTCGTCCATCTACTCTCTGTCTAGAAACTAAGAAAATGTCTTTAACGCACTTTAAAAAAATATATGTCTATTATAAATGTTCAAACTCAATCGTAGCGATCGTAACGCCCTCATGGCCATCGCTGTGTTAATGATTGCCATCGTCGTTCTGGGTGTCATGAATGCGAAGACCATTAACTACCAACCCAGGCCAATTACCATAAAGGCCGTCAGTGAGAAGTCTCTCTTCGATCTGAAGAGTGATCTCGAGTGCACCGCCGGTTCGGGTAAGAGGGACAGCCCCTACTCGGTTGGTCTTACGCCAGGTGGTCTCTGTGGTGCCCAAGAGCTTGTCGGTGAGCACGCCGGCTACGAAATTGCGGATGGAATCGGTGGATCTTTAATCTAAGCTATATATAAATGGCTCTCATCACGTCGCCAACAGAGATTCCAGACCTGAACTATGAGTATCATACCATCACATTAGATACGATAGGTCAAGATAGTGCGAATACTTTCACTTGTCATCTTAGTCAGCCCCTAAAAAATGTAGTTCAGGCTAGACTTCTCGCTGCTCGTATAAACACAACTTCGGACACAAAGCACTGTTACATTTCTATCAAAGAGTTGGACACCATCTTCTCAGATAGAGCTTCCAACGTCTACGAGGGACAACCTTCTCTGAGTGTGCTTCGTAATTCTTTTGCGAGTCTCATAAAGGACGAAGATGCCACTGTGACCTTTAAAGACAATTACAACGTCGCAACACAATACGTTGATCCAATTCGTCGTATTGACCGTTTTACTGTGACTATTCGTAACGAAGATGGTGAAACGATAGAACGTGCGGGTGCCAGCGATAAAAATTTTTTAGTTATTCGATTCGTGTGTAGAAAACCAAACCTGTAATTTTTCTCCCCTTAAATTAGTATTACCATGTCCGCCGGTGTTGTTCAATTGATTGCGATCGGTGCTCAGGATAAGTTTATCATGGGCAATCCTGAAATCTCGTTCTTCAGTTCAACCTTTAAGCGCCATGCTAATTTTTCACAATCCGTTGAAAAACAAACTATCCACGGAGCGGTGAAAAACAATTCTATGTCTAGTGTTCAATTCGAAAGGTCCGGAGACCTTCTCAGTTATGTCTATTTCACTATCGATGATACCAATCAGGCGCTCGATACATCGAATTGGAGTTCTATTATCGATAAAGTTGAGCTTCTTATCGGAGGTTCCGTTATTGACTCTCAAGATGCGATTTTTACAGAAAAAATTGCAATAGATACATTTGCACAAAACGTATCACGGAGTTCGAACGGAACCCATCCAGGTGTGAGCGCTCGGTCATTCTTTTATCCCCTGCGGTTCTTTTTTTGTGAGGGTCCACAATGTGCCTTACCTTTGGTGGCATTAAACTATCACAACGTAGAAATACGTATTTATTGGGGCTCCGCAGCTGCCAACTACAATGTAGAGTGTCATGCGAATTATTACTATTTAGACAATGAAGAGCGTGGTCAAGTTGCTACACGCAAACACGATCTTCTCATAACACAAGTTCAAAAAAATGTTCCATCAAACTCTCTCGTTCAGGACTTAACATTTAATCATCCAGTGAAGTACCTTGCGTCATCTGATACGACAACAAATGGTGCTCTTACGTCTCCTACTAATAAAGTAAAGTTGAACATTAATGGTCTTGATGTAAGTAACTATAAGTGGGGAAAACCTCACTTTATAGATGTTATGAGCTACTATCACACCAACTTCGTTACTTCCCCAGATTTCTTTCTCTACTGTTTCTGCCTTTCGACGAGTTCTCTTCAACCCACAGGCACACTCAATTTTAGTCGACTCTCTTCAGCTAAGATTATGAGTGAGTCTATGAATATCAATGACCCTATATATGCAGTAAACTATAACATATTACGTATAGATAATGGCATGGCAGGTTTACTCTATGCGAATTAAAATACCAAGCTATATTAAATGGTCAAGAACTTACCGACGATCGAGCGGTCTACCAAGGTGCGGTTCGGAAAAAATGCAACCGATGACCAGGCAGAAAACACCATCGTTTTCAATGCATCGAACGAGGAGCTCACTGCGAACACAGCCAACGCAGTGTATCTGAGCCCAATTCGTTTGAGACCCGATTACGATGATCCACAGATTGTACTTTTGATGTACAACAAAACTACGAAAGAGATTACCGAATCTGGTGAAGCGGCGACCGATATTATCGAGACAACCCTCGAGGGTGCAACAATTCGTGGTAACACTATCAACACAAGAACAGTTTATTTCAGTAATACTGCACATGCTTCGATTGTCACCGACGGAATTGTCGGTGTAGCGAATGGAACTCCTCAACATACTCTCAGTGTTGGTTCTAATTTGTATGTACACGATTCCGGATCTAATGTTCTCGTTGTAACCGGAAATGTGTCTGTTACTGGAAATTTAACCATAAATGGTGGAACTACCTTAGTAAAGACGGATAATCTCATAGTTAAGGATCCACTCATTGAAATTGGACAAAACAATATAGTCAATGATACATCTCTAGACCTCGGTCTCATTATGTCTCGTCCAGAATCGAATATAGTTGTGGGATACAGAGAAGTAAGTGATGAATTTGTAATAGCTTACACAGAAAGTAGTGCTTCAAGTAACACTATAACACCCATAAGTTCAGAAGATTTGGATGTACACATTTATGGTGGTGTATGGACAGAATCGAATGTGGGTATTAAAACAACCTCACCAGATGCCGAGTTACATGTTGTGGGTAATGTGTATGCCACATCAAATTTAACCGTCGATACAGATACTTTCCATGTAGATGCCGAGAACGACCATGTGGGTGTCAATACTAAAAACCCTGACGCTGAATTACACGTAGTTGGTAATGTGTACGCTTCTGCAAATTTAACCGTCGATACAGATACTTTCCATGTAGATGCCGAGAACGACCATGTGGGTGTCAATACTAAAAACCCTGACGCTGAATTACACGTAGTTGGTAATGTGTACGCTTCTGCAAATTTAACCGTCGATACAGATACTTTCCATGTAGATGCCGAGAACGACCATGTGGGCATCAATACTAAAAACCCCGATGCTGAGTTACATGTCGTAGGTAATGTCTATGTAAGCTCAAATCTAAGCGTGGATACAGACACTTTTCATGTGGACGTAGAGGCTGACCACGTGGGAATCAATACCAAGAACCCCGACGCCGAGTTACACGTTGTAGGTAATGTCTATGTAAGCTCAAATCTAAGTGTGGATACAGATACCTTTCATGTGGATGTGGAAGCTGACCACGTGGGCATCAATACGAAGAACCCCGATGCTGAATTACACGTAGTTGGTAATGTGTACGCCACAGCGAATTTAACGATCGATACAGATACTTTCCATGTGGATGCTGAGAACGACTCCATTGGAGTCGGGACTGTGAACCCCAAAGCCAACCTCCACGTAGTTGGTAATGTCTATGCTACTGCCAACTTAACAGTCGATACAGACACCTTTCATGTGGATGCTGAGAACGACTCCATTGGAGTCGGGACTGTGAACCCCAAAGCCAACCTCCACGTAGTTGGTAATGTCTATGCTACTGCCAACTTAACAGTCGATACAGACACCTTTCATGTGGATGCTGAGAACGACTCCATTGGAGTCGGGACTGTGAACCCCAAAGCCAACCTCCACGTAGTTGGTAATGTCTATGCTACTGCCAACTTAACAGTCGATACAGACACCTTTCATGTGGATGCTGAGAACGATTCCGTAGGAATCGGGACCAAGAACCCCACTTCTAATCTTCACGTTGTTGGTAATACCTACGTGAGTTCCAACACAACCACAGATGGCACCCTTACCATCAATCATCCTACGACCGCCATTCTCACAGACCTTAACGCAAATGTTGAAATAAAACTCAATCAATTGGCAAACGTCGTCATCGACACCACAGATGTAGATGAATCACTGAGAGCTGACCACGTTTTAGTATATAATGGAGTAAACTGGGTTAATGAATACCCCATTCACAACTACATTAGAATTTACAACAATAGTGGCTCTACCCTGTACGCGGGTAATTCCGTTTATATCGTAGGTCATCATAACGCAAATCTTGTCGAAGTAGGTCTCGCAAGCGCATCGAGTGCTAGTACGATGCCCTCCATAGGTGTCGTATACAATACGTCGATTAATCAAGGTGATCAAGGTGTCGCCGTTGCCTATGGTAAAGTGAATAGTATCGATACAACCGATTTCTTAGAAGGTGACACCCTCTACGTAAGTAATGTGGGTGCAGGTCTCCTTTCAAATGTCAAACCCTACAACACAAATCTGGACCTCATCCAAAACATTGGTGTGTGCACGAGGTCTCACGAAACTTCGGGAGCTATTTTCGTTACGGGTGTAGGTCGTGCGAATGACATTCCAAATGCCCAAATTGTTGCTGATGAAAGTGATATAAACTATGTCTACGTCAATGATCAAAATAACGACCTCAAAAAGATTTTACCCTCTGGTCTCCTCACACAACTTCAAACTTTTGAACAGGTTTCCGCAGCTGGAAATGTGGTTTCAAATATCATGTCCTTCACCAATGCGTATACGAGTGTAGTGACAACCTCAAACATTAATGTGGGCGGGAACATTTCTGTTACGGGTCTTATCGATTCTCAAAAGAAATACCTCACGATGGTCAATCAGGATGGATTTTTTGAACAGTCTCCTGTATATGTGGACAAGGATAGTGGTGTGTATGTCATAGAAGCTGCGGAAGCTGAATTCTTAGGTAATCTTACTCTCAGTGGCAACACGACCATTCTCAATTCAGAGAATGTGACGATTTCAGACCGCATCTTTGGTGTTGCAGCCAACAACTCAGCATCTCAATTAGATAGTGGTTTCATGATTGAGCATCAAGAGGGTGATCCTCTCGAGTATGCCAATGTTGCCCTCATTTACCACGCCGATGAACACAGATTCTCGATTAGCTACACACAAAACACTTTTATAGACAATCACATTCTTCATTATGACGATGGTACTCACAGAATGCTTATAGACTTTTATGGAAATGTAGAAGTACAAAATAATTTAGTAGTCAACGAAACCCTAAATGTAGTGAGCACTTCCACTCTCACTGGTGACATAACCGTGGGTGGAACATCCCTAGTTGTGGACGTATCCGAGTCGAATGTGGGTGTCAACACTGCGACACCTTTACGAAACCTTGATGTCAACGGCGACGCTAGAGTACAGAGTACTACAGATACAGATTCGACTAGTGGTGGTGCCCTCACAGTTTTAGGTGGTTTGGGAGTTGCTTCGAATATTCACTCTACAAACGTGTATGCGGGTTCCCATGTGGGTATAGGAACTATATCCACTACTAGACCCGTCCATGTAATGGCGAATAGTGCGGGTGCTATTTATGTAAATGGTTCCGGGAACGATGCTCGTGTGGGTCTCGAAGCTACTGGAACTACAGCAGACCCCGTGGTGTCTTTCAACGTAAATGGAGGTGAAGCCTTTTCCGTGGGTATAGACAATTCCCTAAATGACACCTTCAACATCGCCAATCACGCCTCAGATGTGGGAACAAACGCAAGACTCACTATGACTCCAGCTGGTATTACGACCATAACAAACGATACGGATGCGACGAGCACTACAGATGGAGCTTTAATAGTGTCAGGTGGTTTGGGGGTTGCTAAGACTATTTTCGCGGCGGACATGTCATCTGGAAGTGTCGATGTAACAGGTACAACCGATTCTGAAAGTACAACCACCGGTGCCCTAAAAGTTGCCGGTGGTGTGGGTATAGTTGGGAATGTGCATAGTAGTAATATATTTGCGGCATACGATCAGGATTTGACTTCTTACATAGGTCGTGCGGCTGTAGGGTATGCGGGTCAAACTAATGATGCTTCATTTGCGCACATTGATAATAACGACACAACAAGTTATTCAATTAAACAAACTGAAGGTGGTACTACACATCTTAATGCGAAATCGGGTCAACACATCAGTTTAAATATAAATAACGTTGAAAAAGCTAGATTGACAAGTGTTGGTGATTTTTATGTTAACACTGATACACTCTACGTCAACGCCACAACTCGTACAGTTGGTATAGAAACTTCCAGTCCGGAAGCGAACCTTCACGTTGTTGGTAATGTTTACGTGAGCTCTAACCTCACAGTGGATACGAATACCCTACATGTTGACGCAGAGAACAACCGAATCGGTGTTCTCACCATAAATCCAAGTGTGGAATTGGATGTTCAGGGAGCAGCTAATGTGACGGGTGATCTTACAGTCGATACAGATACTTTGAAAATTGACTCAACCAATGACAGAGTTGGTGTAAACATCGCAAATCCAGATGCATCTCTCCATGTTGTAGGTAATGTATATGCTACTGCCAACTTAACAGTCGATACAGACACATTTCACGTGGACGTAGAGGCTGACCACGTAGGCATCAATACCAAGAATCCCGATGCTGAGTTACATGTTGTAGGTAATGTATATGTTACGGCCAATTTAACAGTCGATACAGATACTTTTCATGTGGATGTAGAGGCTGACCGCGTGGGCATCAATACCAAGAACCCCGATGCTGAGTTACATGTTGTAGGTAATGCATACGTCTCCTCGAACCTCAATGTAGACTCCAACGTCTTCATCGCAGGAGGCCTCATCACCAATACTGGTGGAGTTACAAAGAAGACGTACAGCTTTTCAAATATTATGCCATCGGGTGTGGCGCCACAGACAAACGTCGTATTTACGTCGAACGTCTTTTACGCAAAAATTACAGCAACCTTGGTTGATAAAGATGAACACGTCAGCACGATGTTGCTCGATGTCAATGGTGGTTCAAGAACGGGGGCTGTAAATCCTGGCAGTAATGTAATCACGGTAGGAACGAAAAGTATTTTTGGCACAACGGACAACACAGTTCCATGGAGTAGCACCGTAAGTACCACTTCTAACGTAGTTACTATAGTTCCTTCAGGAAATATGACTGTCGATGGTAATTGTCACATCTTTGTTGAGTATACTTCATTCACAACAACAGGTGGAGTCGAGGCATTGCAACACGACAACGATACACTCATCACTTTCGGTTACTAAATCCTTCTCGCAAAATCCCACAAACACCATTTTTTTAGGAGCGTCCCAGACTGCTAAAAAAATTGTGAGGTACTTATATATGGCAGCGACGAACGTTCAAGCCTTTTCAGGAGACGTTGAAGTCGCTTCAAATTTAGCTGTTGATACTAATGTACTCTTCGTGGATAGTGTGAACAATAGGGTGGGGATTGGGGTGACGCTCCCTCAAAGCGCTCTACACGTTTCAGCTATTGACGGTCGATTTGCTATAGCTGATTCCAGTCAAGACGACTGTGATACGAACGCATTTAACTGTGGTATTGTTTTTGTGGATAATACTTGGGACGGGACGACCACGAACGCAGGCAATCCTGCGGCTGGTATGGGTTTTTATATATCACACTCTTCAAGTTCCGATAAAATAGTCACAATGCGAAACATGACCGGGGGTATTACAT